TGAAGAAGGTGATAACCTAGAAGGTGGCGCAAGCGCTAACGGTGATCTAGTGTGCACTGTAAATTACGAAATATTAAACGACGCGTAATATTTACAACTTGTAAGATTTGTTGTAAGAGTAATATATCATGGCTTTATATTTTGCAGAACTAGATTCAAATAACATTGTTATCAGAGTTATGACAGCTCCTGAAGATATTGTATCTTCACCAAATGATCCAGCAGGTGAAACATGGTGTTCAGATAATATTCCTAATGATCCAGATATATCATTAGTTGATGGAGTTTACCCAGGAGTAGCCTGGAAACAAACTTATAAAACTGCCTCTGATGCAGTAACAAGATGGAACTATGCAGGTATTGGGTGGACTTGGGATTCATCTAACAATGCTTTTATATCTATAAAACCTTTTCCATCTTGGACATTAAATTCTAGTTTTAAATGGGAACCACCGATAGCTTGGCCATCTGTGGATGATCAAGGAAATTCTTTACCTAGAGATCGTTTCTATGAAGATAATTTAAACATTTATTGGGACGAAGATTTTTCAGGTTATCTTGGACAAAGAGTTGTAGATGATGTATTAATAACTAAACAATGGAATCCAGATTCTTCAACATGGAGTATTAAGGAGTAATTTATGGCAGGATTTTTAACATCAGGATTTAGTTTAGTAGGACAAGAAAATTTAAATAATGATGGTGGGGTTGTTGGTCCAGATAATACTCCTGTCGTTAATGATAAAGTAACATCTTTTACATCACCAGGAACTTTTTCAGGAGCTGACCCTAAAAACAGTGGTCAAACAGGAAAAGTAATTATTATTGGTGGTGGCGGTGGCGGTGCTCACCAAGGAGGAGGAGCTGGAGCAGGCGGAGTTGTTGTTATAGATAGTGCTCCAATAGGATCAAGTTTTCCAGTTACTGTAGGAGGCGGAGGATCTGCTGCTATGGTTAATGGATCAGGAAGCACTGGAAGTAATACATCTGCACCAATTGGTGGTACAACTTACACTGCACAAGGTGGTGGAGGTTGTGGTCAAAGAGGAGCTAATTATGTAGGTCCAAGTCCAACTTATAATGGAAAACCTGGAGGATCTGGGGGAGGTGGTGGAAGAGGAAACCATAACCCTGGTCAAAATAATCCCGCAGGATCTGGTAACCAACCAGGTGTATCTAATCCAGGTGCAAATCAAAATTTAGGAAACCCAGGTGGAGTTGGAAACGCACCTCAAACTCAAGACAATCGAATCGGCGGTGGCGGAGGAGGAGCTGGAGCAGCAGGCTCTCAATCTACTGCTGGTATAGGACTTGAAGCATTTCCAGCTAAATCTCAACCTCAAGCTCCAGGTGTTCAAGATCGTGGATATATTGGCGGTGGCGGAGGCGGTGGCGCTGGCGTTAATGGAAATCAAAAAGGAGGAGGTTCTCCTAATTCTTATTTTACACCACCAGCAGCTCTTGACGGTAGCGGTGGCGGAGGAGGGTCATGTTACAATAACTCTAACCCAGGAAGCACAGGAGGAGACGGTGGAGTGCATGTTATTGAAACAGGTGCAGGTCCTTCTGTTACAAGTGGGGTATGGACTTTAGAAGCAGTGTACTCAGCAATTAAGGATGATAACTGGACTAGTTAATAAGTTTTAAAATTGCAGGAGAAAGAATATAAAAATGTTACACACGATAGTTGTTGATAATTTTTTTGATAATGTAGATGACATAATTAATTTATCTAAAAAATTAAAATATTATAAAGGATCAGAAAATGATAATTGGCCTGGTCTTAGAACAAAATCATTACACGACACACATTACGATTTATTTGATAGTGTAATTATAAAAATTTTAAATTATTATTACCCAAATAAAAAACTACATTACAGTAATTCTCATGTTGTTTTTAGTAGATTAAAATACGGAGATCAAGGAAAAACAAGATTTCATTTAGATGATGATACAAAAATAGCTGCAGTAATATATTTAAGTGAGGGAGACATAGAAGGTGGAACTACAATATTTGAAAGCGACAATAAAAAACAAATTATTGTTGGAAACACCTTTAACTCTATGATAGCTTATGATGGAAATAAACTTCATGGTTATACATCACTACTGCCTTTTAAAAACAAAGAAAGATTAACTTTAAACGTATTCATAGGAAATATAAATGATACACGAACATAAATTTTGGGTTTTAGATAAAGTCATTCCAGAACATGTCTGTGATCAAATAGTTAAATGTGGTTTAAACCACAATATTGAAATAGCTCTTACTTCTGACAAAAGCCTTGAAGAACATAAAGAATCTAATCTTGCACATTTATTAAATTATAGAAACTCTAATGTAGCTTGGTTAAATGAAAGTTGGATATACAAACATACAGAGGCTGTATTAAATGCAGCTAACAAAAATGCTGGTTGGAACTATGATTGGGATCATCAAGAATCTGCACAATTTACAAAATACAACATAGGACAGTATTATCATTGGCATGTAGATTCTCTTGATAAACCTTTTAATACTCCTCACAATTTAGCAATGGATAAAAAAATAAGAAAACTATCTATGTCTTTACTTTTGTCTCACCCGAATGAATATGAGGGAGGTGACTTTGAATTTGATTTTTCAAATATAGAACAAGGTAAAATAAAACATACTTTAAAAGAATTAAACGGTAAAGGATCTATTGTTGTATTCCCTAGTGACACTTATCATAGAGTTACACCTGTAACAAAAGGAACAAGATACTCTTTAGTTATTTGGTGTTTAGGGGATCAGTTTAGGTGAAAAATTTTTATTTTCTTTCAGGTTATTCTAGATCAGGAAACACTCTTTTATCTTCTGTATTAAATCAAAATAAAAATATAACAGTAACTCCAAATAGTTGTGTTGTTGAGATAATGTATGATTTATTTAAAATGTATGAATCTAGTTGGATAAAAAATCTTCCAGAGTTTTCTGGTTTAAATAATGTAACTATAAAACTTCTTGAAAACTATTACGAACACATAGACTCAAAGTTTATATTTGAACGAGGAGCATGGGGCACTCCATATAATTTGAGTATGCTACAAAGATTAAATCATCAACCAAAATTTCTTTTGTTAGCAAGACCTTTAGTAGAAGTTTTAGCTTCTTATGTAAAAGTTCAAAAACCAAAAGATGTAGAAAATTTTATATACAATGTTATGCATCCAGATGTGGGTAAACTTTATTTTGATTGGCAATCAACAAGTAATATTATTAAAACTAATCAAAATTATTTATTGATAAAATACGATGATCTGATAAACAACACGGAAGAAAAAATGAAAGAAATTTATAATTATTTTAATATACCAGAATTTAAACATGTGTTTCAAAATGTTGAACAGTTTAATTATAATGGAGTTGAATATGATGATAGTGTTTTTGAGTCACCTAATTTACACAAAATTAGATCAGACATAAAAAAAGAAGATTACGATATAGAAAAATATTTACCAAGAGAGATTATAAAAAGATATGAAGGATGGGACTACTTTTAAAGAAAAAGGTTTTTGTGTAATAAGAAAAACTTTGTCTAGAGAACTGTTAAGTTTTTTAACAGAGTATTATTCAAATAAAGCACAAGTATACAGAACCAAATTAAAATATAATTTTGTAAACAGGTATGATGAGTCAGAAGGTACTTTAAATGATTCTCAAACCCCAAATTCTTATTCTATCTATGGAGACATATCTACAGATATGATCCTTGTAAAATTAAAACCACTAATAGAAAGTAACACTGGTTTAAAGTTACAAGAACAATATTCTTATATGAGAGTTTATAAAAAAGGTGATACTTTAGAAAAACATACAGACAGATTTTCTTGTGAAATATCTGCAACTTTAAATTTAGGTTGTGATAAAATATGGCCATTTTATTTAGAACGTGAAAATAAACCACATGAAATTCTTTTAGGCGCTGGAGATTTATTAATCTACAGGGGAGATAAATATTCTCATTGGAGAAATAAATTTGAGGGAGAGGCATGTATTCAAACTTTTTTACATTACAATAATATAGAAAGCACTAAACAAAAATATGATTCAAGACCACACCTAGGTTTACCTCACTGGTTTAAAGGAAGATAAATGAATAATTATATTTATGTAAAAGAAAATGCAGTGGGTGAAGAAGATTGTAAAAAAGCAATCGATGACATAAACAATTCTAAACTATATCCTGCAACCACAGATCATATTAAAGACTTTTATAATGGAAAACATATGGATGTTTATAAACAAGAATGGTCAAAAAATCTTTTTGATTGTGTAATAGAATACAAACGTCAACATCCATTTTTAGATGGTGGTATGGCAGAATGGAGAATTCAATCTGCATGTAATTATCAAAAATATGAATTAGGACAAAATTATAAACTTGAACATTGTGAACAAGGTGCAACAGAATCTGATTGCAGAAGAATGCTTGTTTGGATGGTTTATTTAAACACAATTAAAGTGGGTGGTGAAACTTGTTTTCCTCAACAAAATATAGAATTAAAACCTAAACAAGGGACAATAGTTATTTGGCCAGCTGCCTGGACGCATAGCCACTATGGTAAACCTGCTTTAGACGAACACAAATATATAATCACTGGATGGGGTTCTCATGTCAAATTATAATATATATGATAATTTTCTAGAACCTCTTTTACTAGATTACTGTCAAAGTTATTTTCGTTATGATACATCTTTTTGTTTTCAAACAAGTGAACAAGAAAAGGAAAAAGGTTTTTTCTTAATGGGGTTACCACCACACGATTCTTTAATAGATTTTATTTTTTATAAAATAAAAAATATATCTCAAAGAAATTTACATTTATTAAGATTCTATACAAATTTACAGTTCTCTAACATGCCTACTAATACTCATATAGATGATGGTCAGATTACCTGTTTATTAATGCTTGAAGGAGAAGGAGATTTTGAACTAGGTGAACAAGTAATACCTTTTAAAGAAAATAGATTAATTTTATTTAATTCAAAAATACCACACAAAGGACGTGCGCCTACAAAAGGTTACAGAATAACATTAGCATTTAAAACAAATGAAATACTTAATTGAAGATGAAAACTTTTTAACTAAAGAGGAAAAAGAACACATAGATAATGTGTTCAGTAAAATACCTTTTTATTATCAAAAATATATAGGGACTTATAGAAGAGACGCTCCTGTGTTAATTCATAATTTAGTTGCTAGAATTGATGCTCCAGAATTTAAAAATAAGATAGATCGAAATTTGTCAACTCATACTGCATTTTTTTTAAGTATTTTATTAAGATTTACAAAACAATATAATTTAGAGTTTAATAAAATATTAAGAGGAGTAATTAATATAACATCTAAAATAGAATATGATAAAACAATTGTACACGTAGATCATGAAAAAAATACACCTCACTCCATATTCATGATGTATTTTGGAGAAGACGTGCACGGTAATTTAAATGTTTATGAAGAGGATAGAAAAACTTTAATTAAAAGCATTACTCCTAAAAATTATAAAATAGTTTGTTTCGGAGATAATGTTCCTCATCAATTTGAATATCCAAAACATGGTATGAGAAGATCATTAGTTTTTACTTTTAATTAAATGCAAAAATATACATTACATAAAAATTTTATTGAGGAGAGTGTATTAAACATTTTATCTAATTGGATAGATAAAAACAAACATACTTTTCAAGATGGAGGTATGGGAGGTAATAGAGTTACGTCTAGGTTCTATGATAAAATAGAATACCCTAAAGAAGTTTATGAAGTGCAAGATAAAATAGAAAAAAAATTAAACGTAACTAATTTACATTTTATGGCTGCTAGTTGTGCTTATCCTGGTGACCATTGCTATTTACATAAAGATCCAATATATAAACAAGGCTATGATACATTTCACTGTAATTTATTTTTATCAAATGTGGAAGGAGGTCAACCTTACGTTTTAAAAACACCAACTGAAGATGACATAATAGAGTTTAATAAAGGAGATCTACTTTGTTATTATGTTTCCAAAGTTTATCACGGTAGTAAAACTTTAAATAAAGGAGAAAGAAAAATGTGGGTGTTTAGTTTCTTAATACAAAATGAATAAAGTTTACCCTATATTTCCTACACCTATCTACAAGACGCAATTAAAAGATATAGTGTCTCAAAAAGATTTAGATATATTTAAAAATAAAAAACAAACCTGTTTTAAAAACGAAGGAAACTTTGCTTCTAGAGATACTTATATTTTAGATAATAGTTTTCCTAAATTAAAAGAAGCTTTTATGATTAATATAAATAGTTATTTTAAAGATATTATATGCACCTCAAATAAAATAACTCCTTACATTACACAGTCTTGGCTTAACTATACAGAAGAAGATCAGCACCATCACCATCACTCACATAGTAACTCTATTTTGTCTGGTGTGTTTTATGTTAGTGCAAATAAAAAACATGATTCTATAAAGTTTTACAAACCAGGTAGTTCTGCAATTCAATTTAAACACAGCAGTTATAATTTATACAATTCAACATCATGGAAGTTTGATGTTGAAACAAATGATTTAGTATTGTTTCCTTCTGGTTTAGAGCACTCTGTTGAAAAAAAGAAAGGGTCTAATTTAAGAATTAGTCTTGCTTTTAATGTTTTTATAAAAGGTAGTATAGGAAAAAAGGACGACTTAAATGAGTTATCTCTATAAAAATTTTTTAACGTCGACAGAGGTAGATGAAATACACAATACTATTTTTAATATAAATTTTCCTTGGCATTACTCTCATGAGAATACTGTATCTTTGTTTGATCTTAAACAAGAAGAAAAAAATTTCTCTAATATTTTAGACTACTATCAATTGTGTCATGTTTTTTATAGTAAGTATTCTAAATACTCCTATCTTCCAAATACAATAATAGATAAACTTAATCTGCCAAATAAAATTTTAAGAGCTAAAGTAAATCTTCAAGGACAAAATAATAAAGCAACTATAGAAACCTATAACTGTCCTCATCGAGATATGGACGATCCACATTTAGCTGCCATCTATTATGTTAATGATAGTGACGGGTTTACTTTTTTATTTGATAATGATAATAATATTACTGACAGAATTATGCCAAAGAAAGGAAGTTTATTACTATTTGATGGAAGCAAGAAACATGCATCAGGACATCCAATAGAATCTTTAAAAAGATGTGTTATAAATTTTAATTTATCAAAATGATTTACGAAGTTTTAAATAGAATACTTATCTTTGGTTTACCTGGTTCAGGGAAAACTACGTTTGCAAAAAAACTTTGGCAATCTTTAAAAGATGAGAATATTAATTATGCATATTTTAATAATGATGAGATTAGGGATATGTTTCAAGACTATGATTTTTCATTTAATGGTAGAATGAGACAAAGTGATAGAATGTTTAAGTTGTGTGAAATGGCAAGAGAACCTGGTGCGATTGCAGATTTTGTTTGTCCTTACGAATCTTTAAGAGTAAGGTTTAATTATTTTATATGGATGAATACTATAAAAAAATGTCGATACGAAGATACAAATAAAGCATTTCAAACTCCTGAAAAAATAAAACCTGATTTTGAAATAATTAATTTTGAATATGACCATATAATAAAACAAATAGTTAAAAAAATAAAAGAAGGTTATGTAAAAGAAATAGATACTAAATTATTTTAATGAATATTCAACACACGATAGAAAGAAGAGTTTTTAGAGATTGTTACATAAGCACGTTCTTTATAAAGAACGTAAATCTATTAGAAAACATAAAGCAAAAAATTATAGATAAAACAAAGAACTCTTCTTTTAGTTACAAAACAAATGTAAAAGCAAAGTTTACAGGTTTTGAAAGCTTATCGTTGGAGCCTGAAATAAAAGAATTTGCAATGGAAATAAAACCATTTTCAAATAGTGTGTGTAATAAAAAAACTGCTATGAAAGAGTGTTGGGGAAATGTTTATCACAAAGACGACTATGCAATGTTACACCATCACAAAGGGTGCACTGGATTTTCAGGTATATTATATTTAAGTAATGAAGGTCCTGGAACATATTTTAAAGACTTTGATTTAACTATAAAAGAAGAATATGGTAAGGTAGTATTGTTTGACCCTATGTTGCTTCATGAAGTAAAGCCTTCAAGTTTACAAAGTACAAGAATTACTATGGCTTTTAACTGCTATGAAATAGCTCCTTGGGAATAAACTATGATACAAGCTTATTCATTTAAACCGTATGATGATAATTCAATCGTAGAATACTTACAAAATTATGTTAAAAAGAATCCTTGTTGTTTTCAGTATCCAAACTGTACACACCCACCTCATCAATCAGACCCTAACGTTTTTAAGATAGATAATCCTACAATTCAATATATTAAAAAACATTATTTTAAATTTTTAAACGATATAATTGGTCCTTACATTGTAAAAGAATCAAAAGCATGGATATTAAATTTAGAAAAAAATACCAATACTTTAGGTGTTTGGCATAAACATTTTGAAGAACAACATAAAGATAGTGTTCAAATTTCTGGTATTTGTTATTTAACACCTACAACAATAGGAACAGAGTTTGATTCAAAGTTTTACACTTTACAGATAAAACCAATAGGTTTTACTTGGTACATTTGGAACTCTGATAATCTACATCGTCCAATGGAAGGTGTCCAAGACACAGATAGAGTAATATTAGCTACACAAACAGCAATAAATAAGCTATAATTCTTATTATTGATAATTTAAAATCTTAAAGGTATGATCGATTATGTTACAGAAAATAGGTTTTCAACCAGGTATTAATAAACAACTTTCAGAAACAGGTGCAGAAGGACAGTGGACAGACTGCGATAATGCTAGGTTTCGTTATGGTGCTCCTGAAAAAATAGGTGGTTGGAATCAATTAGGTACATTAAATGAAAATGAATTGACTGGAGCAGGTCGAGGTCTACATCATTTTATTAATACTTTATCTAGAAAATATGCCATTATTGGCACAAACAGAATACTTTATGCTTTTTCTGGAGGTGTATTTTATGACATACATCCTATTCAATCCACTACCACGCTTACTAACGCATTTACCACGACCAACGGATCACCAACAGTAACTATAACTTATCCATCTGCCCATAATTTAACACCAGGAGATATATTATTAATGGATAATTTTACAACAATTACAAACTCTAATTTTAGTTCTTCTGATTTTGACAACAAAAAATTTATGGTGACTACCACACCTACTAATACAACAGTTACTATAACAATGGCTTCAAATGAAACTGGATCTGGTGCAACAACATCAGGTGGTATAAGAATACAAAAATATTATACTGTTGGTCCAGCTGTTCAAGCTCAAGGTTTTGGTTACGGTCTAGGTTCTTGGGGCGGAGAAGATGGTTCAGCAGTTACAACTACTTTAAATGGTGCACTTGGAGATAACGCAAATGGAACTGGAGGATCAGGTAGCTCTATTACATTAGCAAGCACCACAAACTTTCCTGATTCAGGAACAAACTTTATTTTAGTAGGGACAGAGGAGATCTCTTACACAGGGGTATCTGGAAATGATTTAACAGGTATTACAAGAGCAGTTAGAGGAACAACTAGAGCAGCTCATAGTGACGGAGCAACAGTAACTAACTCTTCAGAATATGTTGCATGGGGAGAAGCAGCATCAGGGGATTTAGTTCTTGAACCAGGTATGTGGTCATTAGATAACTTTGGTGATAAAGCAATTTGTTTAATTCATGATGGTGCATGTTTTGAATGGGACTCATCTCTATCAAATGCAACAGCAACAAGAGCAACAATTATATCAGGCGCACCAACAGCATCAAGACATATGTTAGTGTCTACACCTGATAGACACTTAGTATTTTTTGGTACAGAAACAACTATTGGATCACCTGAAACACAAGATGATATGTTTATAAGGTTCTCGGACCAAGAAGATATTAATACATATGTACCAACAGCAACCAATACAGCTGGTACACAAAGACTGGCCGACGGATCACAGATCATGGGAGCGATCAGAGGTCGTGATGCAATTTATGTTTGGACAGATACTGCATTATTTACACAACGTTTTATTGGTCAACCTTTTACATTTGGTTTTCAACAAGTAGGAACTAACTGCGGTCTTGTCGGACAGAATGCATGTGTTGAAGTTGACGGTGCTGCTTATTGGATGTCAGAGAATGGTTTCTTTAGGTTTGCTGGTAGATTAGAATCACTACCATGTTTAGTTGAAGATTTTGTTTATGATAGTATAAATTTATCTTCTGGTAATCAAATGGTGTCTGCTGGATTAAATAATCTTTATGGAGAAGTTATTTGGTTCTATCCAACAACAGGATCTTCTGTAGTTAATAGACAAGTTACTTATAATTATTTTGATTCATCACCACAAAGACCTGTTTGGACAGTTGGTTCTTTAGCTAGAACAATGTGGAAAGATTCTGCTATATTTGGCTTACCTCACGCAACTGAATATGATGCAAACACTGACACCTCTTTTGATGTTATAGGTAATACGGAAGGCAGAACAAGTTACTATGAACACGAAACAGGGACAGATCAAAATAGAAATGGTACAATCACTGCAATAACTTCTAATATAGAGTCAGGAGATTTTGATATTACACAACAAAGATCATCTAGCGATCAACAAACAGGTGTTGCAACATTTAGAGGAGATGGAGAATTTTTAATGAAGATAAGAAGATTTGTACCTGATTTTATATCTCAAGCAGGAACCACTAGAATTACATTACAATTAAAAAATTATCCAAACAGCTCACAAGCAAGTTCACCTCTTGGTCCTTTTGATATAACGTCATCTACAACTAAAATAGATACCAGAGCTAGAGCTAGAGCAGTTTCTTTAAAAGTAGAAAATACTGGAACATCTCAAAGTTGGAGATTAGGTACATTTAGATTAGACACTCAACCAGACGGAAGAAGATAATGGCAAAGATAGTACAAGTAATTACTAGACCTGAATCAGAATATAATTTACAAGTAGCAGAATCTCAAGTTAGAGATCTTGATGCTATTGTAGAAAAACTAAACTCAACGTTTCAAGAAGAATTAAAAGATGAAATTGAAGCATTTAACTTTTTTGTAAACTAATGGCTAATCAATATAAATTTGTAGGTATAGATAATAGCACATCAGGATCGGCTTTGGTTCCTTTAGGATCTGGTAATCCTTTAGTTAGTGAGACATATGTTATTAAATCTATCTTAGTTACATCTGCTGGCACGCCAACAGTTACAGTTACAAATAATAGTATTACAGCTATAAAATCAGCAGCTTTAACTGCTAATGTTACAACAGAATTATTAACTCAACCTTTAGTGGTTGAAGGTGGAGATAGTTTTACAATACAATCGAGTTCTTCTGACTCATTTGATGTAGCTATTAGCTATCTGAACATTAAGAAAGAGGTAACTGTATAATGGAAGTATTAAAACCAGCAAAAGTAGAAACAACGTATAGACACAAGGAAACTGGAGAGCTTTTTAAGGAAAGAAAAGACTGGGAAGCTAAAGGTTATAAGGAAGAAGACATGGCTCAAGATGTAAATGTCGTCATGCCAAGTCTTGATTTATTTGGAAAAACAAAATAGAATAGTACAATGGCAATTCCACTTAGTGCATATGATAGAAAAGTTATTGATGCGGGGTATAAATTTATACCTCAAAGTCAGTATCTATTAAATCCATTTAAAATACCTGGTGATGGTAGTGTAGAAAATGATACATTTAGACAACCTACAGGTATAACTAGTTTACAACCTCAAGGAGGAGGCGGTGCTTTACAAGCAAGAGATATTAATTATGATGATTTTGCAGGACTTGGATTTGATGCGTACTCAAGAAGACAACCCACACTTTTAGTAGATGATCTATATCAAAGTAAACTTGATAAAACTTTTTTTGGTTTTCCAAGTTATAGAGAACAAGAATTAACTGGACCAGACATGGGTGAGTATATTTCATCT